TATTGTAGATACTGCTTTTGTATTAGTAGATACTCTTGGTTGTGAGCTTGTTGAAGTTGAGTTCTTCCACGGAGCAGCAACAGCAGCCAATTCAGCTAACGCTTTCTACGGAGTATTATAATGCATAGATTTCGTTCTTGGACTTTAGATCCCCCTGAGTGGAGAACGCAAAGAAATCGTTTGCTTCCAGCTGAAGGTGGGGATGGTTCTACTTTGTCATTAGATTTTACTACAGGTATCCTTGACCCGCGCCTGTCGTTCACGCGCAGCACCAACGCCACCTTCATCAACTCGCAGGGGTACGTTGAGTGGGCGAACTCCAATATGTATTGGAACACGGCGTTTGAGGGATTGAGCGGATCAAACCCGTCACTGACCTCATCCGGTTGGGGATACGCACTATCTACTGGTGGAACTGCCGTCTTCAACGGAGATGGAACGGTTACGGTTACCACAACTGCTTCTGATCGTAGAGCGATCTTCCGGTCGTCCGGATTTTCTGGTGGCGGTCTTCGTGTCGTTGCATCTGTTGATGTAACGATTGCATCTGGATCGCTACAGGCGAGCCAGGTGATCGTCACTGGTACGCCGGCAAACGCGCAGCATTACGTCAACGGTGTCATCTGGAACAGTTCCCACCCGATCTGGAACGGCGGCATCCTTCCCGTTGGTACGCAGTTCAACATTTCCTATGCGACTGACTCGCAGACAAGCGGAACGACCAGCGTGTATTTCGGTGTCGGTTGCACATCGGTTATCGCCGGATCTGCCACGTTCTCCAATCCTCGTTGGACGATGTGGAAGGGGAGTGCAACTGTCCCGTACTACCCGAACACTTCCGCGACCAACAACAGCACCACCAATTACTTCAAGTCGAATGACTACCAAGCCCCTCGCTTCGACTACGACCCCACCACTACGCCACCCACGCCTCGCGGTCTGCTGATTGAGGGAAGCGCGAGCAATTACATGCTTCAATCTAGCAGCCTTACTGGTTACAGCAATTCTGGCATGGCAACCGTGGCGGCTGGAAGCGATAGCGATCCGACCGGAACCGCAAACGCCGCGCTGCAGATTTACGCGACAGCAGGTGGCACCTACCACGGTTTTTATCGAATTGTTACCGCAGGGACTAACACCCAAATCACCGTGTCGATTTGGGCAAAGGCTAGAACGTACACGCATCTATTTCTTTCGGATCTTTCTAGTGGCCGTGCTGCAGTTCGATTTAACCTTTCAACTGGCGCAACCGACAACAATTTCGGCGTTGGCTACGTCAGCGCAAAGGCGACTCCATTTCCAAACAACTGGTGGCGATGCGAAATGGTCGTGAATGTCACGGCTAGCACTTCATATGGTTGGGCATTCGTAGGAGTGCCATCTTCCGGTGCAACGCTTGACAACTACGGTGCGCAGTACACAGGAACAGGAAACGCGGCGGATGGAATCTACTGCTACGGATTTCAGTTAGAAGCAGGCTCCGGCGCATCCTCGTACATCCCGACCGGGGCAAGCACGGGGAACAGGGCGGCGGATCTCTGCACGATGACCGGGACGAACTTCTCGTCGTGGTATCAGTCTGCTACCGCCGGAACACTCTACTACGAGTTTGATAATCCGAGAGCAAGTCTTGGTGCTGCAACTCAACCCGCACCTGTAAATCTTGGAGACTATTCCGCTGGAAACCTGATCACTGGATTCATTGGCGGCTATACGACTGGGCAGTTGTTTGCTTGTGCTATTTGGGGCAACGGTGGTAACGGATTTCAGTCGGCAACAGTCCCAACGGCGACTTCAGTCGCTCTTGGAAACAAGAGTGCATTTGCATTCAGCGGTCAATCAATAATGGGCGCATTCCGCGGAATTTCCAGTTCAACGGCAACCACAACCGGAACGGTCAACGCAAAGACGATTATGTACGTTGGTGCGAACGGTACTACTGGAACACCGAATCGTGATTTCTTTAACTCTTGCATTCAACGAATTAAGTTCTTCCCGACTCAATACACCGCAACCCAACTCCAAGCCTTGACCACCTGACATGGATTGCTTCAAAGTTAATCTCAAAAAGCAAACCTTTTTGTTATAGAAAGATACTTATGGATTACATGTTACGAACAAATACAAAAGAACAAATGGAACAAGCTTTGATTAATGCTGCTTTACTTGAAGTACGCACAATTGATGGACAAGAAGTTAAACTTTCAGTTTCAGGTGTTTATGTTGACCACATCGGTACAATCACAAAGGCAGCTATAACTGAGGGCGAAGGTGAGGATATGGTCATTACGCTCCCTAGCACAACAGATACACGCTGGCATACTAATATTCGTGTCTCCTTTGAATTAACCGAAGAACAGATAGATGCTCTTCCTCAGGTCGATCCACCTCCAGCAATTCCATATAGAGTATTTATATAATGAATTTAAATAGCAAACTACAGCAACAGCTATTGTTAAATAAGAAGTTGCAGCGTTTGCTAGCAACTTCTGTTCAACAAATCTCAGATGTTAAAACATCTACTAACTCTGCTCTTAAAGCTGCAGATGATGCGCTTCAAATTGCAGATAATGCTATTAAACCAACAGCTTTAACTTCTGGTTTAGCAAGTAAAGCTGATTTAGTTCATACACATACATTATCTAATTTAACCCAAAGTAGCGCAGCTATAGGCCAAGTTCCACAATGGAGTGGATCAGCTTGGGTTCCTACTACTGTTTCTGGAGGAAGTTCTCCATCTAATGTAGATGGTGGTTCTGCTTCTAGTATTCCTGTAGTTGGTCTTACTTATGATGGAGGTTCAGCATGAGTGTAAAAATTCAATTCCGTAGAGATACGGCATCTAACTGGACTTCCGCTAATCCTGTTCTTTCTCAAGGTGAGTTTGGTTATGAGATTGATACATTAAAGTATAAAATAGGTAATGGAAGTACAACTTGGAACAGCCTTGCTTATAGCAACCTACGATCTTTGGATGTAGCTACCACTATAAATATGGAAAACAGCGCAATACCTACTACACCAGCAACGAATACAATGAATATATTTGCAAAATCATTGGCTGGTCGTATGTTCTTAAGAACACAAGGACCAAGCGGAATCACAACACCGCTTCAGCCCTCGTTCTTTCAGAATAATATTATTATAATTGCGCCCGGTGCTACTACTACTTTAACAACTATAGGTGCTACTGTTACATCGGCTGGTACTATTTCGCACCCAACCGTTGTTGAAGCATATGGAAACATAGCAAACATAGTAACATCAGCCTCAGCAAACTCCACGGCTGGAACAGGTACAGCAAGTACGCTATTTCTGCGTGGTTCTGTTCCTAATGGTGCTAGTGGTTTCTTCTTTTGTGCTAGACTCGCGTTTCCAGATTCAAGCTATAATCAGACAGCAGCCACTACAGGCAGTCGTATTTTTGTTGGTTTAACCAATCAAACTATGACTGTTAGTGTAGGTTCTGATAATCCTGCTGGTCATTATTGCGGTTTCTTTAGACGACATGTGAATGGTGCAGCACAAGATACTAACTGGCAGTTTGCAACCAAAGATGGTACAACTCTTAGCTTAGCTGATACTGGACTTACATTTACTGCTGGTAAGTTGTATGATTTTTATATTTTCTGTGCGCCTATAGGTAATACTCTTTACTGGCGTGTGGATAATGTAACTGACAATACAACCACAGAAGGCTCAACATCCACTACCCTACCCGGCAATACTCAATTGATGCGAGCTGGTTATCAATTAGCTACTATCAATGCGGTAGCCCGAAACACAATGATACAGCGTATCTATGTAGAAACGGATAGATAATGGCAAAGAAAACATATAAGTGCAACTGTGGTAAGACCACAACATGCACTGGTAAAGACGCACAAAAAATAATGTACCCAAAGAAAGGAAAGAAATGAAGAAGCCAATGAAGAAGGCAGTCAAGAAGACTGCTGAAAAGAAGATGGCAGCTGTTAAGAAGATGGCTGCTAAGAAGAAGTCTTATTAATTTTTAACTCTAACGAAAGACACACACTATGAATGAAGAGACTCCCGATATGATGGAACAATCTTCCGAGACTCCAGTAGTATCACAGGAACAATCTCTTACATCGACAGCAGAGGATGCTATTCTCTCCCGTGAGAAGGCTGCTTTTGACGCTTATGTAAGAAACCAAGGTATGGCTGTTCCTGAAAACTTTAAGGACGCAGGAGCTTGGTTTGAAAGTCTTAAGACTGCTCAAAAGGAATACACCAAGTCACGGCAAGAAGTATCAGATCTCAAGAAGAAGTACGAGCAGAATCCCACTACAGCAAACCCAGTCAAACAGGAAGCTGCTCCAACAAAGGAAGAGATTCCTGTCGTACCAGAAGTTCTGAAGATTCCAGAGAAGAAGGTAGAAGAAGTTAAAGCTGAAACTCCAGCTATTGCTACCGAAGATGATTGGAAGCAGTGGACTGTTGAGTTCGCTACTAATAATAATCTATCTACTGAAACTCTAGACACGATTAAGAAGAAGACCAATCTACCAGAATCTATCATTAGTGAATACATGATAGGTCAAAAGGCAAAGCTAGAGATTGCTTATAGCAAGGCTGCTGAGCTTATTGGTGGAAAGGATCAACTAGCAAAGATGTTTGATTGGGCAAGTAAGAATCTTACCCAAGCTGAACAGAATGCAATCAATCAGAACCTCGCATCACCTTCTTGGGATGTTGCTCTCTATGGTCTACAGGCAAAGTTTGCCAAGGCTACAGGAACAAGCAAGGCTGCTGAACCAAAACAAACAGCCAGAGGACAAGTTCCAATGGCAAGCACTCAGCAAGGAATTACCGCTTACCAAACTAAGCGAGAGTTCATGTTTGAGCGGAATGATAGACGGTTTGAACTTAATCCAAAGTTCCGCGAATATGTTGAACAGCGGATGTTACGAACCGACTTTACAAAACTACCCAAATAATCCGTTCCGAGACAACGGATTGACTGAGAACAGCCTATGGGTAAATCCCCCGAGAGGTAATGGATGACCCTTGGCTGGACTCACTCAAACAAGTAGACTCCTTTAGGAATAATCGAACGATTGAGTTTATTTTATTGTCTCAAATTTTTAGTCTACTTATATAAGGAATTAATACTATGCCAATTTCAGGCGATAATATTGGAGCAAGCGATTTTTCACTACAGCGTACATCAGCAAGCGCAGCCGCAGCAGGTGGAGCAGCAGGAGCTAACAAGCTTTGGCTACCACTCTGGTCTGGTGAAGTAATCAATACTTACGATCAGTACAATGTATTTGAAAATCTAATCACAACCAAGAGCCTTTCTGGTGGCTACTCTTATGAGTTCCCAGTTACTGGAACTGTAACTCTAAACCCATCTTGGAATGCTGGTGTTGAGCTTGGTGGTGGTTCTTCAACTTCAACCACCTTCAAGGTAAACCTTGATGCTCGTCCAATGGCTGCTCACTTTGAGACAGATAACATCGACATGCTTATTAGTCAGTGGGATTACCGCTCAGAACTAGCTCGTCAGACTGGTGTACAGCTTGCTAACACCCGTGACCGTCAGATTGTTTCTACTCTCATTGCTGCTAGCGTAGTGGCTCCACTTGCTTCAGATCCCCGTAATCTTACAGTAGCAAATTTCCCCGCTCCAGTAGTTGTTGATACTACTACTTCAGCTATTGGTGTTGCTGTTAGTGGCTGCACTGAAACAGCTGCACTTAACATTCTACAGGCAATCGAAAACTATCTTGTATTTATGCAAGAGAATGATTTCCCTGTTCAGAATGTTTATTGCGCTGTAACTCCAAAGGTCTTCCAAGTCATTCGTGCACTTGGTATTCCACGCACACCATATACTGGCTTTAATAATACTGGTGCTCCAGCAGCCACTGGTGTTGTCAACACAGTTAATAACTATGGTAATAACCCACTCTTCACTGGTAATGATGAGTACGGTGCTGGTGCGCCAATCTCAGTTGGTATGAACATGCTCTCTGATACCCTTGATTACATGGGCGTCAAGATCATCAAGACCAACCACATTCCTCGTGTTGACCTTACTGGTGCTTCAATTGGTATGGCTAAGTACAACCTAGTTTGCAACAGTGTAAACATCTTCGGTATGATCTTCCAGCCAGAAGCAATTGCTGGTCTATCCCTACAGGGAATGAAGGTTGATACTGTACAGGATGTTCGTCGCAACACCCAGTTCACCGTAGCAAGCATG